GGACAGGTGACGGTCATTCGGCGGCCTCCATCAAGGCAATCCGCTGTCCGATCCAAGCCATGACGTTGACGGCCATCGAATTGCCCAGCGCCTTGTATCGCGGGCCGTCCGGGCACTGATCGGCTGGCTTCCCGCGCCACGGGATTGCGGTGTAATCCGGCGACCACCATCGACCGGCGCTGTCCTGCCACGCGCCGGGATAATCGGGCGATACCTGGAATTGAAAGCCTTGCAGGCGCTCGCATTCGCGGGGCGTCAGGCGGCGCACGGCCCATGTCTGCGCGACATAGCTGCGGGATGACCCGCCTGATGCCGCGCGGATGTTGGCGGTGTCGTGCGGGCCTTCAAATTGCGCGCCACCGTCACGTCCGCGCATGTCGAAGGCAGCCACCAGATTGATGTCATCTTCCTGCCGCCGCCCGGCATAGCCGCCCTTTCCGGCGCTTTCCGCACCGCGCGTCAGGCTTGCTGCAACCATGGGCGCGGCAACGGCCTGCACCTGCGAACGCGCTTCGAGTGTGTAGGCATGCCCTTCCTGAACGCCTATGCCTTGCGGTCCAGCGTCGGGGTTTTCCGAAACGGCGCGCTCCTGAATGGCGTAGGCGACGCACATGTCAGATTGAGCGGACATAACGCGCGTTTTGTTCGCCGCGCTTGTGATTTGAGCGAGGTCAAACTGCACCGGCACAATCGGCGTGCCGCGCCCGGTGCCATCATCGGAAGCATCAAAGCCATCGGCGCGCAACGCATGGACGACATACGTTTCAAGCGTGTTGTCGTGAGCAGACTGACCCTGCGCGCGCAACGCATGGGCGACCGCGATCACGGTCTCGGTCTCGGCATCGAGGCTTTGCTGCGCGCTCGCCGTCAGGCAATAGCCTACATCGCCGCTGTTCGAGGCGATCAGCCCGCCGTCGCAGTCGAAGTCAGTTCCAAGCCCGCCACCGCCTGTAGCGCGGCTTGCAATTGTGGGGGCAGCGATTTGCCCCGCTTCTCGGCGCGGCGCAGTATCCCACCGCATGCCTTCTGGCTCAAAAAGAACCGCTGCGGCACGTCGCCAGTCTCCAAGATGTCCGACAAGGAACACACGGCGTCGGCGTTGTGGGACCGCGAACGGAAAGCCGTCCACTCGGACATATTGAGCATCCAGCACTCGCCAGGCGAACCCATACCCGCATTGCTGAACGAAGCTGAGGAAGGTGGCGAAATCGTAAGTCCCGTCTTCGGATCGGGAAGACAGGACGCCGGGGACATTTTCCCAAACGATCCAGCGGGCGCGCAGGCGGACAGCCAAGCGGAGATATTCAAGGGCGAGGTTGCCGCGCGGATCATCCAATCCGAGGCGCTTTCCGGCGATGCTGAACGACTGGCAGGGTGTGCCGCCGACAAGCAGGTCAACAGGTCCGATTCGAGAGATGTCTTCGTCCGTGATTTGGGTGAAGTCGCCATAATTCGATACTCCAGAATGTGTCACGGGGAGGTGGGAAACAGCTTTGATCGCGGCTCGCCGCTCGTTTCGTTCCCGCTGTGTCAGCCCCTTGGCGTCGGGGTCGGGCATGTAAATTGGCCGCCCGCATCCGTATCGCTCATGCAACACCGCACACGCGAACGGGTCGATTTCGGCGAACCCTGCTGCCTGCCAGCCCAACGGGTGCCAAGCCTTTGTTGCCGCCTCAATGCCGGAGCAGACGGAGAGGTAGCGCATCACTCCGCCCTCCCCACATTCCGCATGGGCAGGTCATGCCGCCGCGCATGGCTGCGGTAATTGTGCAGGATCGTCGAGTGGTCGCGCCCCGCGAGCCGCTGCCCGATCAGGTTGAGCGACATGCTTAGATCCTCCACCGCGCGATAGCAGAGTTCCTGCCGCGCTCGGGAAACTGGCCCTTTGCGACACGGTCCGCGCAAGTCGGCAGGCGTCAACCCGTGATTGGTCGCGACCTCCTTCATGAGCCGCTGGAAAGGCGTGGCGATCATTTCGGCAGTGATCACGTCGTTCCTGTGCCGCCATGCCGTCACATGGGCGTCATGCTGCAACTCGGGCACCTGCGGCACCGGCCGCGCTTGTGGCTGTGCTTGAACAGGCGGATGCGTGATCCAGTTCACGCGGGGCGACACGCCCCACAGCCGGGCACGGATCGCCTTCGCCCGCGCGGCGTAGTTGATCGGAATGAGGGCGGTCATGCGGCAGCCCCTGACAGTAGGTCGCCAGCAAAATTGACATCGGACTGGTGCGACAGGTTTTTGACCGCTTGCCGAAAATACGCCTCTTTGAGTTCAAAGCCGATGAACCGGCGACCCGCCTTAAGCGCGCCCCACCCTTCGGACCCGATTCCCATGAAGGGAGAAAGGATGGTGTCACCCTTGTTGCTCCAGAGCCGGATCGCGCGCTCGATCAGGTCAAGCTGCAACGGGCAAAGGTGCTTTTCATCCTTTTCGTCGCGCGCCGCGATACCGGAAAGGACATTGGTCTGGTTGATATCCATCCAGACCGGCGACGCCCATTCCTGCCACTGCGACACCGGAAACGTTGCGCGGTCTTGCCCCACTGGATCAGACGTCGACTCGTCGGTCGGAGTCTTGCGGAACACCAAAAGGTAATCGGGCAAGCCTTGGCGAACGCGGCTCGCGTCCTTCTGGAGCGTCTTGTAGAGCAGCCCGTGATGCTTGGTGCGCTGCATCTCGACGACCGGATCTTTCCAGATCGTGACCCTAGAATGATATGTCCAACCGGCGTTGACATGGGCGTCGATGATCGCGCCCGGCATGTCCCAGAGGCCGATTTCGCCATGCAGCGATTTCGTGCGCGGCATGTCGGTGCAATGCACCGCAGTCAGCCGCCCCGGCTTGGTGACGCGATGAAGATCGCGGATCAGGAAGCCGTAGTGCTCCATGAATTCCGCATCCGTGGACGCGTTACCCATGTCCCGCTCGCTGTCCGAATAAATGAACAGGTGAGAGAATGGCGGCGAGTAGATAGAAAACCCGATGCTGTTGTCCGGCAGTCGCGCGACGCCCTCGACGCAGTCGGTGTTGTAGGCGGCGAAGTTGTCGCCGATATGCTCGTTGATGACAGGTATCATGACAGCCACGCGGGCAACCGCGCCTCTTTTGTGGGGTTGAAGGTAACTTTTCGGACATGGGATTGATGCGCGTTGCGCATCGCGACCTGCATCTCGCGCTTCATGGCGGCGTGGTCGCCAGCCTTGCGGTCGATGACGCGCTTGATCGCGGCTTCCGTGTCGGCCATCGCGATGTGAACTTCGACATCGCGCTTCTGCCCGAAACGCCAGCACCGCCGCACGGCCTGGTAGTAGCTTTCGTAGGAGAATGAGAGGCCAGCGAAGGCCATGCGGGCGCAGTGCTGCCAGTTCAGGCCGTAACCCGCGATGGAAGGCTTTGTGACGAGGACGCGAAGATTTCCGGTGGCGAAGGCGTCAAGCTTGGCCTCTTTTTCAGCAAGCATCATTGAGCCGCGAACTTCGGCCGCGTCCGGAATCCGGGCCATGACGGCGTCAGCCTCATAGTCGGTGTCGCACCACACGATCCACGGTTCGCATGGATCGCCGTCAATGCACTCCGCAACCAGGTCGGCGCGATCATCGGCGGTAAGCCGCTTTTCCTTATGGATCGCCGTTGCCGAGGTATCGGGCATGCGGAAAAGGCGGTGCTGCCCCTCGAATTTGCCCCGCCCTTCTGTTCCGGCGTCGACGCCGCGATCCGCCGCCACCATGTGCTGATAGGTGCGGATGTCAGGGAGGACATAGCCGTCGTCGGGAAAGCCCAGATCGGACGGCATGGACACGCAGCGCGACCATGACGCCACCCAGCGCCAGAAATCGGCGACGGCATGCCCCTTGATCCGCCACGTGCCGGTGTCGGCGCTGTCATGGATGAACCATCGCGGAAGCATTTCATCGCGGCGCATGACGCCAAGAAACTCCGCGTGCTGTCCGAGTTCGGTATGGTCGTTCGGCGCTGGCGTTGCCGTGGCGCACAAGCGATAGGGAGTTGCCTTGAACGTCTCGATCAATGCCCGCGTCGTCTTGCCGGTGAACGATTTCAGGATAGAGCTTTCGTCAAGGATGACGCCGCCGAAACGGTTTGCATTGAAATTGTCGAGCCGTTCATAGTTCGTGATGTAGATGCGCGTCGTGGTGACCTCGTCGGCCCCGCGTACATATTTCGCATCGATCCCGAACCTCGCTGCCTCGCGTTCGTGCTGCGGGCCGACGGCCAGCGGTGCCAGCATCAGGACGGGCTTGCCCGTCCGCTCCATGACGATCCGGCCCCATTCCAAGCTGGCAAAGGACTTGCCGAGGCCGGTATCGAGAAACATGGCGGAGCAACCGGCCCGCAGTGAAAACTCGGTTGCCGCGCGCTGATGCGGGAACAGGTTCCGGTTGAGGTCGAAGTCGCCATCGAAGCCGCGGGGCTTGAATGAGACCTGCTTGCGCGCGATCAGATCCGCATAGGACGTGTTCATGCTACCGCCCTTTCCTGCTTCGCCGGGAAAGACCGGCCCGTGATGTTGAAGTATTTGCCGTCCGGCTTGACGGTGATGGTGGCGGGCATGACGAGTTCGCCTTGACGCTCCAGCGCCTCGCCAACCGTCTTCGGCACGGGGAATGAGCCGCCGTGCAGGCTCCACCATGACGCCGCCTTTTGCCCCGCGTAGCCGCCATGCTCGAAGGCCAGCCACTCGCGATAAGCCATCAGTCCGGCGGTGTATTCGACGCGGACTGAGTCCGGCGCGCCCGGCTTTTCGTGCCTGTAGAAGCGCCAACCGACGACCGGCTCCTGTTGCGGCTTCACCCGTTCGGTTGAAAGTATGCCGACCGTCGCTTCGGCCTTCGCTTCATGCTTCGGCTTTTCGTCGCGCGGCCATTCGTGGCCGCAATGCTGGCATGTGATGGCGGCAATCGGGACAAGGCTTTCGCAGTCCGGGCATGCCTTGGCGCGGACATCGCTGACCGCCACCTTGCCATCATCGTTTCCAGCGCCACCGCGTTTCGGGCCGACAGAAACGGCGTCCACAGGTCCATGACGGCGGACATTGCCCGCGAAGTCCAAGATGAGGCAGTTGTCTTTCCCTGCGGCAAGGCGCGTCCCCCTTCCGACAATCTGGACGTAGAGCGAGGTTGAAAGCGTCGGGCGGAGCATGGCGACCATGTCCACGTTCGGCGCGTCGAAGCCGGTCGTGAGAACGTTCGCATTGGTCAGCGCGCGAATGTCGCCCGCCTTGAAGCGGCGAAGGATCGCATCGCGCTCGCCAAGCGGCGTGTCACCGGTGACGGTTTCAGCCGTCACGCCGGAGGCGCGGAGCGCGTCTCGGACATGGAGCGCGTGTTTCACGCCGGAACAGAACACCAGCCATGACCGGCGATCCGATGCGAGCCGGTGCATCTCGGCAACGGCTTCCGCCGTGATCTTGTCCGATGCCGCTTCCAGTTCCCCGGCGACAAATTCGCCGCCGCGCCGCGCCACGTTGGACACGTCGATTTCAGCCATCCCGGCTTTGGAAATCAGCGGCGACAGGAAGCCGTCGCGGATGCCCTCGCCGATGCCATAGGCGAAGACGGTCCGGTCAAACAGGCGTGGCTTGCCGCCCTTGCCGTCACCGTCCAGCCGTCCTTCGCCAAGCCGATAAGGCGTGGCCGTGAAGCCGGCAACGCGGAGTTCCGGATTGATGGCGCGCAGCTCGTCGATGAGGCGGCGATACATGCCCTCGCCATCGGACGGCACGAGGTGGCAGTTGTGGACTAGGACACCATGAGCGAAGTAAGAAGGGTGTCCACTGACGTGCAGGTTGTGCACAGTTCGACCGCGCGGGCATTCTTCACGCGATACACGCGCCACCCGAACGAGTTCAGCAAATCGTCTTTCTTCCGATCTTCCGAAATTCTTTTGCCCGTGTGCGTGTTCCCCTCCAACTCGATGCCAATCATCATCGCGGGGTTCGCCAAATCCAGTTTGTAGCAAGTTGGGTAGCCATTCCCTTTGGCTATCTTCGTTGGAATGGCATGCTCCGCCACCCAACCGGGCGGAAGCCGGTCCAGCAAAAGCGTCTGCGGTTTCGTAAGGCCGGTTCCGTTGCCGCCCCTCACTGTCGGCTTGTGACCGACGCGCTTCAGCGTAGCCTGCATTTTCAAGCGCGACTCGTTCGAATGCATCGGGTTCTCTTTCAGCTTCGAGCATCTGATGCAGCAAAACCTCTGCTTGCTCCACGCTCCCGGCTTCATTGCTGAAATCACTGCCCCGTCCCCATCGGTTTTGACCCAAGGACGCATGGGTTTTCCGCAGTTTTCGCACGTCTTTGTGGCGGTAAAGACAAGTTCCGACCTCCAATTCCTCTGCGCTTTTCCATCCACGGATGGTGAAGAATGGGTGTCGATCAGTGACGCGAATGACGTCTCCATTGGAAAGCTCCAATTTGATGAGGGATTGAACGGTTCGAGCGCGACAGGCGCGCACAACACCAAAGCCCATGGCGTTGGCGACCAGTTGGCCGGGCTTGATCTGCTGAATAGGGGTTTCCCCAAACGGGGTTAGGACGGGAGTTCCATCGGGGAAGCACTCATCGATCAGGATCACGTCGCGGTGGCCGAGTTCTTTCGCTTTTCGGTGTACCGACTGGATCGACGCGAAGGTGACGCGGTGGTGCGCGTCACGGCGGCCAAGCCCGGCGCTGTAGATGCCAGCCGGTGCGCCGGGCCAAACCCGGAGCAGCGCCATGTGGTTCTGCGCGACCAGCTCGCGGACATGCACCAGCATCAGGACGCGGCCCTGATAGGTCTCGACAAGCTGCCGTGTCAGCGTTCCGATGACGGCGGATTTGCCGGTGCCAGTTGCCATCTCGACAAGGGGATTGCCGCCGCCTTGCGCCCAAAAGCCCATGATCGCGGCGATGGCGTCGTCCTGGTATGGGCGGAGTGTGAGGGTCATGTGATTTTCTCCGCAATCTCGATCCGCGCGGTGCGGGCGACGGCCGCCTTGATGGCGTCCGCGAGCGCGGACGCGGCGTCCACGGACATGGCGACGCGAATGGGAGCGTCGCCGCCGGTGTTGAAGGCGAGCGTCACGACGCCGTTTTCGGCGCTGACGTCCGCGATGATGCGGGGTTGCGGGGTCATGATGTCGCCCTCGCCCCGTCGACCCACTCCGTGCCGTCCGGCAGGGCATAGGTGACGGTTTCATGGGTCTCGTCGGCGTCGACCTGCTCGCCGGGAACAAGCGACGGGTTGAAAAGGTGGTTCGGGCATCCGGCCCGCTGGTCCTCGACCGTCAGGGCGCGCTTGTGCCGCTCGCAGTGCCACTGCGGGCCGTTGCTGCCGGGGTCGGCGTGGAGGCAGGTCCGGCAGTTGCGGACGGGCCATGCGCCGTGGTGGCAGAGGTCGCGCCAGTCGCAGAAACGGCAG